GCCCGCATGTATCTTTACAAGCGGCCTGACTCGATGGGGGCTGGCTACGTCATTGGCTTTGCGACCACATGGTCAACGCAATCGGTGTTGATGCACCAATTGCGCGGTTCCTATGTGTCAAACGAACTCGACATCAAGTCGCGCTCGTTGTTGCAAGAGATGGCACTTGTGGTTGTGGAGGACGGCCACATCGGTGCGCCAGAATCACGCGACGAAAACTGCAAAGATGACCGCGTGTTTGCGATGGCTTTTGCCGTCCGTGCGTGGCGTGACTGGACCCGCAAGGAAATGATGGCGCAGGGCCAAACCTACGAAGCCGTCATGCGCATCGAGAGCGGCACCGAAAAGCCGATTGTCACTTCTGTTAACCGCATCGTTTACAATTATCTTCGGACGATGGACGAACAGTCTCAGGAAGAGCCTGAGACTATTGAACCTTGGAGAGAGGAATACGGGTTATGAAAAACGCCATTGAAGTTGAAAACAAGTGGATCGACATTCCAACCCCGTCGGAAGATTATCCCTATGATGGTCAAGGCGTGTGGGTAACAGACAATTACGAAAACGCATATGCTGCCGTGTGGCGCAAGACCCGTTCCTATGACGCGCCCAACAGTAAGTGGGTTGTTGACGCTTATTGGGCACGGCACAACGCAGGTGGGCAACGCCTTGAAATTACCCCCGTTGCGTTCAAAGATATGGAAGACTGAAATGACATTAACCACAACCATGTTAGGACACACCGTGATCCCGTCCGACACTTTTTTAGAGCCGACCAAATATAAAATTCGGTATCAATGCGATCTGTGCGGCCACAATTACACCCGCACCTACAAGGTGATCCCGAAAAACGACCCTGCTTGCCCCAGCAAGTCGTGCCAGACCAAGCAGCAGCTTGTTGCAATGCAAAAAGAGATGGCAAATCTCAAGCGCATGGTTGAAGCAGGGGCTGCGCCCGCCCAGACCGGCAGCAATGTGCGCGTTCACGCGGTTGATGAGACTGCAAAGATCGTGATGGAAGACTACCAGATGTCCGATCTGCGCGATGGCATCCGTCCGGGCGAGTCTGTGGCTCCAAAATTGCCTCCTCAGCAGCAAGCAGCGGCTGATAATTACTTTGGCAATAAAGGTCTGCAAAGGGCCGGAATTAGCCCGAAACAGGCCGAATTGTTGGGTCGTCGGGCTATGTCGGGGGCGTTTAGAAACTCGGCGGTTGCGCCGAACCAAGTTCTACCAAGCTCGCGCAGCGGGGAAAGCCCGCTGCGCATTATTGGTCAAGAAAAACTCAAATAAATTATTTCTTTTTTCCGCCGCCCGAGTGAGTTTGCATTTTGATTGCTTGCTCTTGGGCGGCGGCTTCGGCTTTTGCCACATCGCGGCGCATGATACTTGCGCGTAACTCGTCTGGGTTTGGCGCGTCCACATGATCGACAAGTTGTGCCGCACTCATTGCGCCAATCTTGACCAAGTTGAACGCCAACTCTTTTGCTTCCATTGCAAAAGCAGGCGACGACGAATGGGAGTCGATCATCAACGTCACATCTTCCGGCAAATCGGCAAACGTAAACGTGACAGGCACCGTGCCTTTGGCGGGCGGGATAATTAACTGCTCTTCGCCCGGAACCGATGTGTCTTCAAGACCGGCCTGTTCTTTTGGAACCCACGCGATGAGGTTTTGATCAAGGTGTGCGCGTGCCAGATCAAGCAAACACGCACCAAGTTTTTCCACATCACGTTCGATAAGCAGTGCGCGATCTTTGAAACGTGGTGAGAACATACGCACCAGTGTTTCCGCGTGTTGTGCGGAACGCACACCAGCTTCGCCCTGACCTTTGGCAATTGGCGGCAAGCCCATCATCTCGTCAAACATGCGCTCATATTCATGCAGCGAGTGCCACAGAGCTTCGGGAATTTGCACGTTGTCGCGCTCGATCTTGGCGTTCGGGTTCTGGTCGGTCCAGTAACCGCCCGGACGATTGAAGCGTGACAGCGCGGTCTGGTTAACGCCGGTTGAACCAACAAATTTTGTGGGCGGGTCTTCCGACTTGCGCAGCAACCGGTTGATACCTGTGATGCGGGAATTGATGGCTTCCTGCAACAGAATAAGACGTGCCACTTCCGATCCGCCCCAGAAATAGCCCGGAACCGGGTTTGCGCAGAATGTGTTAAACGGATGGTTGCCTTTCAAACAAGGCTCGGTCTGTTGCGTGGCCGGGTTATAAGAGAACGCATTGATCGACATATATTTACCGGCAATCAGAATGTCGTCGCCGATGATCTGGAACGTGGCCCAGTCACCGCGCTTGCTATCCCACACCCAGACCTCATCCATTTCCAGCATCGAGGCTTCAACAGCAGGGTCGATGTTGGGGCGTGGTTGAGACATCCAATCCACAAGGCCGCGACTGGGGTTGGGGTTTGACGAGCCAGCGGCTTGGAATGGATAGAGGCCGCCGGTGACAATGTTCATGGCCGAAGCGGAGGCTTCTTTCATGCCGCCGGTCGTGCTGCGCATATATGCTTTTGCACGGTCAAGCAGTTCACGCTCGTCAGGACGCCCTTTCACAAGATTGCGGAACTGCGTGGGGTTGATCAACATCCGGTGCGTGAACGCTTCCATGTCTGGATCAAGCCGCGTGTGGTTTTCATGCAAGACACCAAAATTTTCGGGCTGAACCAGCTCGCATTTGAACTCTCGGTTCACGGCGTTTGCTTTGATAATGCCAATACCTTTGCGAAGACTGATGCCAACGGCTTGAGAGATCAAACTGTCCGCATCAATCTGCCGGCAGATGTTCCTGATCTTCGATGCGGCAGCCCGACCCTTGGCTTGGTTGACCACATTAGGGATTTCCGAGTCGGTGACGGCAAATCGCAAGGACACAGGGGAGAACAGCAATGATTCGAGATCATCGAGCGCCGCGTATGTTTTATTAAACATGGCGGGCGCGGACGCATCGGCTGATCCGGCAGTCGCGTAGGACTCATAAAAAGCTCCTCTATTTTGCCTCGCTTGGCGCGAGGACATACAAACATCGGCGATGTTTCGGGCGAAGCCTTCGATGTCGCGGCTTGGTATCAGCATGTCATCCCATCCTATCGGTTTGAAAAGAAACGACTTTTTACACTTGCGTGTTGACTTTCGTTTCCCAATCAGCGTAACTTTGCAATGTCAGGATGGTAAGCTCTTCTGACTTCCCTAGCAACTAAGGAGTTTAACTATGTTTAACATCGAAACCGCTATCGACAAGCGTGGCCGTAAAATGTCCCGCAAGGGCCGCAAGTAATTGTGGTTTTGAAGGGTAGGGGCTTATTGGTCCCTACCCTTCATTTCAAATTTAACAAAGGAACTATGTCATGCGTAAGTCAAAACGTAAAACCTGCCGCTAAAATCCGTTTTAGTTTTTTGAAGGAATAGAACGTGGCTTTACCTCCCATGCCAATGCCCGGCGGCGCTCCCGGCGGAATGCCCGGTGCAGGTGGACCTCCCCCGATGGGTGGAGCCGGTCCCGCAACTATGCCTACCCCAATGCAAGGTTCTCAGCGGCAGGGTTTGTCCTCGCTGAAAGTGGGTCTTGAGGCTTTACAAAAAGCACTCCCCCAATTGCCGATGGGTTCGGCTCTCCATCAATCAGTTCTGAAAGCGGTTGCTGACATCGGCAAGCATTTGGAAAAAGAAGGCGGCGCAGGCAACGACCAGTCAGGTGCTATTCAGCAATTAATGGAAATGGCACGCGCAGCCAAGACACAACCCAATATGGCTGCTATGATGCCCGGCGCTCCGCCAGCAGGCGGTCCTCCCGGTGCAGGCGCACCAACCCCACCAATGCCCCCTATGGGCGCTTAGGAGTCTGAATTATGGCACAAGGTAAAGTTCCTACCCCTTACGTCAACGACGTAAAAGAAGATAACAGCGTCATGGTCTATATGCCTTTTGACACGATGGGCATTGGCTCGCGCAAGTCCGGTATTCCTTCGGGCAATACCAACGGCATCCGCAGCCTCGATCACGTTGGTACCGATGCTTCGCACGGCGCCGGTAAAAACGGTTCAACTGCCGCCACAGGACGTAAGTAAGCCATGACCCAGATGACCCCAGATCAAGTCGCTTCGGTTCGCGCTAGAGAGTTGATTGATGCTCTGTGGAATGACGGCGAAGTCGGTAAAAAAATTCAAGCCACTGCAAAAGCCAAGTGGAATGACATCAAAACCACGGAAGATGTGCTTTCTCCTATTGTTGAGCCGCATTTGATAAAGATGCGTGCGATGGAAGAAAAGTACGAAGCTCTTCTCAAAGAACGCGAAGAAGAAAAGCGTTCTAGCGAAGACGAAAAGGCACGGCTGAAGCTCGAAGATCAGCTTGAGGATGCCCGCCGCAAATACAATCTGACTGAAGAAGGCTTCAATCAGATGGTAGATCGGATGAAGTCCACAGGTAACTATTCGGATGCGGAAGCGGCTGCGGCATATGTCGCCAGCAAGGCACCGCCAGCTAAAGTTGCGGGTCCAACTTGGGCACCCCAAGACCTCGATCTCTTTGGGTCTAAGAACCGCAACGAGGAACTCGTGCAACTCCACCGTGACCCACAAGGTTATATGGACTCGCAGCTCTCCGAATTTGTGGCCGATCCTGATCGTTACGTTCGGGACACGCTCGGTTTTGCGGCTTAATCAAAGGACGTAACTAATGGCATATCCCAATTCACCTACACCTACACTGACCGGGAGTGGTATTACCCCATCCGGTCAGCTTGGCGCACAGCTCGCCGCTCTAACTCGGCGCGCTTTTATTCCTTCTGTCTATGTGCAGATTTACCAGTCGCATCCGCTGCTTTCGTTGTTCATGTCGAACGCTAAAGCCGCACGCGGCGGTGTCAGCCAGATTACAGTTCCAGTGCAGGGTTCGTCTTTCGTATCCTTCAACTGGGGTTCGTTCGCTGGCGATTTCCCGATGCCAACCGATCAGGCAGCTATCCAGAACGCTCAGTTCTCGCTGAAGCTCGGGATGGTTCCAATCGGCTTCTTCGGGATGGAGTCCATCATCCAGTCTTCGGAAGTTGTTATTCCAAAGCTCCGCGCAGTTATGTCTGATGCGGCAGTGGTGATCAAGCAGGCTTACGCTCAGGCTTTGTATTCCAACAACTATGCAAACTCGCAGGTTTGGGATTCGCTGACGCAGGCATTTGATGACGGCACAAACGTACCTTCCTACGGCGGTATCAGCCGTACCCCCGGTTCGTTCTGGTCCGGTCAGCTTATCACCAATACCGGCGCAGCCGCCACGACCCGCACGGGTATGGCTCAGTTGCTCACCCGCATCCAGTCGGGTGCAGGTGGTGAAGCACCTGACTACGCCGTTATGAACCCCGCCAACTGGGCCGAACTCATGGCCGATTTTATGTCGCTGGAAATGTACACCACGCGGCCTAAGTCGATCTATGACAAGGACGATGTGGTGAACGCAGGCTTCCGCGCAATTCGGGTGCTTGATACACCGATCTTCCCTGATCCATTCTGCCCGCTTGGCACCTGCATCGTGGTCAACTCGCGCTATACGGGCCTGTATATGTCCGAATACGCTCCGATGACTTTCTCCGGTTTCGAGAGCCAGATTCCCGTCGGTCAGATTTCTGACATCGGTGTTCTGATCTCTTGCGCCGATCTCGTTTGCGCCAAGCCTTCTTCCGGTGCCCAGATCACGGGTATTACCGGCACGGCATGGCCTAATGTTCCCGGCACATACCCAGCCGTACTTTAATTAGGAGTGAGGACTCATGGCTCTTTTTTCTGGACAGGGTGTAACACCTTCTCTTAAAGGCGTTACCACCAACGTAGTGACCCTTCAGGCCGGTCAGGTGCAGTTGCTGTACCCTGCTGGTTGGTATTGGGTTAAGACTGGTCTTTACACCAGTCTTCAGCAGTATGACCCTATTACGGGCATTTGGCGTGCTATCGGTGCTGGCGATGCCAACGCTGTTGACCACTTCATTTACTCGGATGGTGTCAACTATCGTCTGGCCAATCAGACCGGCGCACTTGTCGGCGCTCTGTTGACCAACGCTGGTTCCGGCTACACTTCCGCTCCAACGGTTACGGCTTCGGCAGGTAATTCGATTTGGCGTGCGATTGTTGGCGGCGCAGTCTCCACGACTGTTACCGTTACCAACGGCGGCACCAACTATGCGTATCCCCCGATTGTGCAGTTCTCCGCGCCTCCTCCGGGCGGTGTGCAGGCAACCGGTTACGCCACTCTGACTTCGGGTGTTGTGACTTCGGTAACTGTGACCAACCAAGGTGCAGGTTACGCTTCGGCTCCGATTGTTGTGTTTACCAATGACCCCCGCGAAGGTGTCAACGGTGTCAGCACCGGTTACAATGCCGCAGCAACTGCAACTCTGACTGGCGCAGGCACTGTGACCGCAGTTCTCTGCGTTGATCATGGTCTCGGCGGCTTGACCTCGCTTCCCACCCTGTCCTTCGCAGGCGGCGGCGGTTCGAGCGCAGCGGCAACCGGCATCATGTGCTGGACCATCACGGCATATGCCGCTGGTACTGCTGGTGCGGGTCTTGCTGGTACGGTTGCCCGTATCTCGGCAGAAGATGCGTTCCCAACCACAGCAGCCGCTTACACCAACCCATACACTCAGTCTGGTTTGGTTAAGGCGCGTAATGCCGACATTAAAGCACCAATCTCCGGTGCCGGTATTACCGCGACAGGTCAGGTTGTTTATGATGGTGGTATCTACACCTCGTCGCCAACCCCAGTGGTTATCCCAACCGCTTCGATTGTCACCACTGCTCCAGTTGTGACCTTCACTTTGGGCGGCACGACCGACACCAGCTACATCACTCAGACTTAATCTGAGCGGCTGGCGCAAAACAAAAGCCCGTGCTTGCGATCTCGCGGGCGCGGGCTTTAATTTTGGATAGATGATATGTCACTCAGTCAGCTTCTTAATGATACCTCGGCACTTTTGAACGACATGAACTATTCGTTCATTTCGCAAAACCAACTGACCCGTTGGATCAACACATCGCGTCGCAACGCAGCCAAACGCACCGGCTGTGTCAGGCGTTTGATTACAGGTCAATCGGCTTTCGGTGCGTCAGCACAAAACAATGTTGCAGTCCCCAGTGCGGCACAGCCCGGCGCGTTGCCCGGCGGGTTCTCAAATGGAACCTACCCCAACGGCAACACGACTTATGGGGATTTCAATCAAGACTACAACCAAGATTACAACGTCAATTACTCCTATTACCCAAATCCACCGCCCTACTATTCAATTGCGTATGGGGCGATCAACAACACCTGCATGACCATTCCGGGCGTCGAGCGTTACCCCTACATTGGGTTTTTCAACAACTTTTTGAAAGCGCAGTACGCGGGCGTCGATAAAGTTCTCGACACCATTGCCTGCGCGGTCAATTGGGGCGGCACAACTCGTCCAAACTTGGATTGGATGCCGTGGGATGAGTTTCAAGCCTATTGCCGCGCATACGCCGTTCTAAACATGTCGTATCCGGCAGTTTGGTCGGTGTTCAATGACGGCCCGCAAGGCGAAATCTGGATGTTCCCCGTTCCGTCTCAATACAACGAGATTGAACTTGATGTGACCTGCCAACCGCTTGATTTGGTCGATGACACCACGTTTGATGCCATCCCTGACGGGTTTCAAGAAGCGTTGAAGTATGGCGCTGCCGCGGTGGCTTTTGAGTCTTCGGGTCGTTTCATGCAAGCGCAAGCAATGGAAGACCGGTTTGCAGATAG